CAACCCCTTCATTTCTATGACCCCCTTGTTAATTTCTGGAGCTTCTCCGCTCCCGCCCGTCCTCTTTTTCAAAAGGACGGAAAGCAGGGGAGAAGCTAGCATAGTAGATCCTCGCTTTTTAACATCCTCCTCAAATTAGCCTTAAGGTAGCTTGCAATGTACTGCATGTCGCTGTTGTGCAAGCTGTTTGTATTATGTATCCAATTGTCACATTCGAAAATATGGTACTTGATACGGATCATGTCAATTTCCTGTAAAAATTCGTCAAGTGTTTCTTCGCTTACCTTTTGTTTTTCCAAGCCGCCAGTCTTTTCTAGGTTTCTCATTATCTCCCATCCCTTTCTCCCCCCGGCCCCGGGTGGAGCCGGGGGAGGTAACAAAAACCTATGCCAGCAAACTCAGGAGCTCGTCCCTGCTGGCAGACTTTTTGTCAATGAGTTCCGCAACCAGCGGGACCCACTCGATGAGCACCTGAATTGCATACCAGAACTCACGCCCACGAAGGTCCTCGATAGCTCTGCCCCAGTAGGGACCTCCGCTCATTTCGCCGTCATAAAAACCGGTATACTCTGTGGACCGCTGGCCGCAGTGGGTGTCGTAGCGGAAGTAGATGTCGGTGTTCTCCCGCTTCAGATTGTCAGTGCGTACCCGCCATACATAAATGGCGTCGCAGTTTTCGCAGCCGTCACCCCAGATATCAGGTGCCACCGGCACCAGGATGTCACGGAGCTTTTCCACAAACTCCAGCGCAACCTCTCTGCGCTTTTTTTCGCCGTCAATCATCGCCTGTACCTTTTCACTCAGTTTCTGAAGATCCATTATGTCCTCCTTCCCCGGGGTTTTCTCCGCCCCGGGCTTGGCTGTTAGGGTGCCACCCGATTTTAGGAGCATTTCTGCGCTCCAGTCTGCCCACCACAAAAGCGATGAGCAGGTGCAGAGCAGAGACTACGCCTTTTCAAATTCTGTGCACGCCTTGCCATAGTCAATATCACCAGCGCAAAGCGAGAGGGCTTTCCGCCCGTCCCTCATGGCTCCGTCAAGAGCCCACCCGTGGAACCAACTGGAAGGGTCTAGTTCTTTTTCGTGCTGCCGAAGTTCTCGATCTGTGAACTGAAAAACAAGGTGCATGACCCCTCTTTTTTCCTGATACCTAGCGACCCACCGTTTTTCTTTTTTCACTTGCAAAACCCCCTTCTAATTTCGGCTTCTAAGCCTTGAGCGGAGGCCGGTTTCCCGGCTCCTGGGGATTCTCCAGGACCTCCCTAGCGGCTTTGCATACTATTATATCCAGGTGAAGAGGCTAGTTCTGCCATATACATACTCCCTAACTGCATGATGTTTCATGCAGCCAATCAACTTTTCAAAAGGCATTCCTTATATAACAGTTATCGTTCTTTTATAGCAGGATGGGCACTTGCTTGTGCCATGATATTTTATCTCACTAGCCATAACCCCAGCGCTAACCATGAAATGTTTTCCGCAGTTGGTGCATTTTGTTTTTACCTCGTTACCTTCATTCACTTTAAAATTGTGCATCTTCATAACTTCTTTTAATGTCATTTTTGAAAACCCCCCTTAAAATAGTTCTTGTATATCATTATACACTAGCTAGCTAGCCATTTCAAGGGTTATTGAGAAATATTATTGTCGCCGGAAATGGCTCAACGGTGCGGGTTTGAGCGATTCACCTAAAAAAGTTTAAAATAATTATTCTTCGTATACGAAGCAATTACTAAAAGCTGTGGTAAGATGGTAGTAAGTACAAATATATAGAGGGCACTCCAGCCGGTGGTTGGGGTGTTTTTTTATTTATTGGCTGCGGTCTAGGCCAGGACCGCTTGAGGGCCAGTCGGTGGTTTGCCTGGGTACCTCCTACGGGCAGATCACTGACTGGAACCGAAGCCATACATAGGAGGAAACCATATGAGTGAGAACTGGCGGGAGATTCATCCTGTTAATGTACATTATTTGGCGTACCTGCGAACAGAAAAGGGGAAAAAGTCACTGCGTCCCAAGAAAAGCAAAAACAAAAGCGCAAGTCATGGAGAGTTAGGCATATATATTGTGGGTTTGCTTTCCAGGGCCAGTTTTGAAGATTTCACCTGCTACCCATCACTGTCGACAATAGGCAGGGATTGCGGATGCTCACAAAAGACGGCCTGGAATGTGCTGCAGTCATTAATTGATATGGGATGGGTAAAAGTAGTTAAAAACAACTCAAAAAACAAGAAAATAAACTCAAAAACATATAAATTAATGCACTTTAAACAGTGGCATGACACCCTTGAGCTGTAAGGGTTTGCGGGATCGTCTATGTAAAAGTTGCATAACCCCTATGTAAAAATTACAACATGCTATAGTAAAAATTACATACCGCCTATGTAAAAATTACATGGGTACCTTCGTAAAATTTACCAACGAAGTAATACATTGAAGTAATACATTAAGTAACCCATTAAAAAATACATTTAAGCAACAAGATTATTTTCCCCTTTTCTGAAAAAGCCAAAAAGGGTATTTGTGTTTTCTGTCTTTTTGTTTCATGCGGAAGGAAGGTGATACTATGGCGGCTAAGAAAGGAAATCTCACGAAAAAGCAAAAAATGTTTGTGGCTGAATACCTGGTTGATTTGAACGCAACACAGGCCGCCATAAGAGCAGGATATAGCGAAAAAAATGCAGGCAAAATTGGCCCAGAGTTGCTAGGAAAAACTAGGATAAGCGAAGCCATTCAAGAGCAAATGGACGCCAGAGAAAACAGGACCCTGATAACTGCTGATAAAGTGCTTGAGGAGCTTGCCAAAATCGGGTTTTCCAACCTAGCAGATTATATCCAGGTGCAGCGGGACGGAACGGCTTATGTTGATTTGTCGGAATTAACCAGGGAGCAGGCCGCAGCAGTGCAGGAAATTACAGTTGATGAATATGCTGAGGGCAGTGGAGAAGATGTCAGGCTGGTTAAAAAGGTGAAATTGAAGCTGATTGATAAAATTAGAGCATTAGAATTGATCGGAAAGCACCTGGCCATGTGGGTGGAACGGCATGAGCACACTGGGAAAGATGGGTCCCCCATCCAGGCCGAGGTTAGCGAACTGACCCCGGAAGAGAGGCAGCAGCGCATACAAGACCTGATAGAGAAGCGGAAGGGATAATTATGGCCTTGACTGCTGCAGAAGAAAAAGAATTGCTGGTGCTGTTGGAGCTGGAAGCCCAGGACAGGGACATCATAGCCTGGATTACCGGCCAGGGCATACGAAACGAGAAAAAAGAACTCATGGAGTTTAGCCACCACCGGTTCCTGCTGGACATATACCGTGACGAATCGCCGAAGTTGTGTGTCATGAAGAGTACGCAGGTGGGACTTTCGACAGCGGCAATTCTCAAGGAGTTTTACATGGCTGCCAAAAGGGGTTACAACTGCATTCATACCCTGCCAACCGATGATGATGTGAGGGCTTTTGTACGTTCCAAGGTAAATCCGATCATTGAAAAGAATCCGGTTATCCAGGAAACACTTATCGGAATGACCGATAACATTTACCAAAAGCAAGTAGGGGAATCATTCATTTTCTACCAGGGGACGAAAGGCCAGAGTAAGGGGATTATGATTACCAGCGACATCAACTTCCATGATGAGCTTGACCGATCTGACATTGGCAAGGTTGAGACTTATCATTCCAGGTTGGCGCATTCGCAATTCAAGGGGGAATGGATTTTTTCCAACCCCAGCCGTCCCAATATAGGGGTTGATGTGTACTGGCAGCGGTCAGACAAAAAGCAATGGCATGTGAAATGCTCCCACTGCGGAGAGTGGCAGCCCCTGGACTACTGGGAGAACGTATGCCAGGAGCGGAAATGTTACATCTGCCGCAAGTGCAAGGGGATTATTGATGATGATGCCAGGCTCAACGGCGAGTGGGTGGCCGAGTACCCAGGCAGGGACTGGTCAGGGTACCATATATCCCAGTTGATTGCACCTTGGATTACAGCTGCAGAGATTATCGAGCAGGAGCAGACCAAATCGCAGGAGTATTTTTACAACTTTGTGTTGGGGCTGCCGGTGATAGGGGGAGCCAACTCTGTCAGCCGTCATATTATCCTACAGAACTGCCAGGAACAGAAGAAAAAGGCCAGGTTCAATATCCTTGGTGTGGACATCGGAAAAGTTCTCCACTGCGTCCAGGGGAATGAGTGGGGAATTACCAAAGTGTTTACCCTGCCGGATTGGGGAGAACTTGAAAGGTATTTCCGGCAGCAGGGGATAAATTGCTGTGTTGTAGACAATGCGCCAGATGTGGATGATGCGTCCAAGTTTGTCCAACGACATCCGGGGCGGGCTTACCGGGCGATTTACGACTACAATGACAAACGCAAGGATGCCGTTGAATTCATCGAGCGGGGGGAAAAATCCGGGATTGTGTATATTCACAGGACCAGGGCTATTGATTCCCTGATTGAGACCTACGAAAAGTCAGAGGTTGCCGTTTATCTGCGCCCGGATGATCGCCAGCTGGTAGGAGAGCAGAGGGCAGGAGTGATTGAAAACTGTTTATGCGATCACTGGGAAACCTTATATGTCATTGGCGAGGACGGCCAGGATATAAACCTGGTGAAAAAGGACAAGATGGGGAATGTGATCAGAACCTGGGAGAATGCGGGCCCCGATCACTTCGTCCATGCCAATGTATACTTTGAGACTGCCAGACAGAAGAAGTTACCTGCGGCCAATCTTCCGGATGATATGCCGAAGAGTGTTCCCAGGAGCCGCTTGAGCGATTATACAGGGTATTAAGGGGTGAGGCTATGTTATCAGTTACCGCTTTTGACAAGGACAGAAACATCAGAATCATTGGACACATAGGAGATTGCCAGGTACAAAAACACAAATTAAGGCCAGGCCAGAGAACGCCATTCTCTGGTTTTTTAGTCTGGTGGAGATTGGGGGGATAAAAGCCATTGAGCAAAGCAGATCGCCTTGAGAAGAGAAAAAACTTGATATTATCACGCTTCGGCTGGTCCCGTAGGTGGCGTGCTCCCTGGGACACAAAATGGCTGCGCTGGTACCGGATGTATAGGGGAAGTGTACCGGAACTGCCGGAGTGGGAGCAGGACAGATCCAACCTGCATATCCCGTATACTTATTCAACAGTAGATACAATCAGGAGCAGACTACTCAATGCAGTATTTGCAACCCGTCCATGGATTTCATTTGTCCCCAAGGATGAGGACGATGTGGAGAACAGCAGAAACATGGAATCCCTGGTTGACCATCAACTGTCCAGAGCAGATGCAGACAGCATGAAGCGGTTTTATACTCTTATTACGGATATGCTCCTGTATGGTGCGTGTCCTTTTGAAACCGGCTGGCGGTATGAGACCAGGACCGTAAAGCGGAGAATCCCCCAGGAGCAGCAGGGAGTGTTTATGGGGTACGACATTCAGGAGGTTGAGGTTCCCCTATGGGATGACCCAGACTGGCAGCCTTTTTCCATTGATGACCTTTTTCCTGACCCGGAAGGGACTAGTATAGACGATTGTTCCTGGGTAATTCGGAGAAGGTATATTTCTGAACCAGAATTAAAACAGCAGGTTGAGCAGGGGATATACAAGGTTACTAGTGGTGACTGGGAAGAAATTCGCCAGGGTGCTGACCAGATAAACCAGGGCAAGCAGGACAGGCTTGCTGCCATAGGTGCAGCCTGGGAGACAGCAGGAGCAGAAGTGGAGAGTCAGCGTCATGAACTCCTTGAAATGTGGGAAGATGATCACGTTTCAACGCTGATTAACCAGGTACGGGTTATCAGGGATGAGGAAAACCCCTTCTGGCATGGGAAGAAACCATTTGGCCTTGCACAGTTTGATCCGCTGAATGGTGAGTTTTACGGCATGTCTTTGGTGGAGATCATGGAGTTCCTGCAAGCAGAGCTGAACACCACCAGAAACCAGCGGATTGATGCGAACAATATGGCGATATACGGCATGTGGAAAGCCTTGAAGGACAGCGGGCTTAACCCTGCTGACCTGGTCCCACGGCCAGGGGGGATCATATGGCTTGACAGCCTAGACGGTGCATTGGAAGAGGTGAAGATGTCTCCACCTGGTGAGGGCGCATTTGAAGAAGAAAGCATTATCAAGCAGGACATCCAGGAAGCCACTGCAACTTATGCGGAAGCACGAGGGGCACAGGCAGAAGAGAAGAGGACAGCCACTGAAAACGTTATCAGGGAAAAATCAGTCAGCATCCGATTTGAAACAAAGGTAAAGCTGTTCGAGGCTTGCGGGCTGAAACGGCTAGGCTTCTTTTATGACCACCTGAATCAGCAGTTCATTGACGATGAAAGAAAAATCCGTTCTAAGGATGAAGAAGGGAACTACAACTTTGACAGCCTGAAGCCGGAGAATTTGGCAGGACAGTTTGAATACCTGCCGGCTGGTTCAAACATCGAGGGCACGCTGGACAAACTCTCATTCCGTGAAGGTATGGTTGAACTGTACTCCTTGATGAAAGATGAACCTGACGTGCGCCAGTACGAACTGAAAAAGAGAGTATTTGACGCATACGGCGTGAAGGATATTGAAAAACTGTTGAAGTCAGAGGAAGAGGTCCAGCAGGAGCAACTTGAGCAGATGCAGGGGATGGGTGGAGAAGAGATGCCACCGGAAGAGATGATGCCGCAGGAAGGAATACCACCTCAGCAGGAAGCGGTACCAGGTGGCTTTGGTAGTGTTGTACCGCAGGAGCCGGTGGAAGAGATGCCGTTTCAACCACCAGGCTATGAGCCCGAAGGGTGGTGATGCTGTTGGATAGTCTGAAAATAGGAGCCCAGCTTGAGGACATGATCCAGACTGAGGGTTGGGAATATATCGAAACCTGGATCAAGAACAGGGAAAAGGTTGTTACTGCTGCATTGAAAGGCAGACAGTTTACTGATATTGCAGAGGTGCGGGAACTCCAGGCAGAACTGAAGGCATACGCCATGCTGATTAGTGATGTGAAACACAGAATCGAACAGGCCAGGAAGGCCATGGAAAAACTGAATTAAACGATAGGAGCGGATTACAATGGGACTTTTCGATAACCCCGGGACCTCCCCGGAAGAAGAATTCACTGATACCGGACAAGAGGTAGAAGGGGCCGAAACCCAGGAAGGCGAGCAGGAAGGAAACCGTCAACCTGGAGAACAGGCCGGTACTGAAGGTGACCAGCAGCAAGAGGAACAGCTTATTCTAGGCAAGTTTAAGAGCCAGGAAGATCTTGCACGAGCATACCAAGAAGCGCAGTCACGGTTAGGGCAGATGGGTAACGAGTTGGGACAACTGCGCCAACAGGCACAGGCACAGCCCCAGCAGCAACAGCAGGAGCAAGCAGAGCAAGAGGATGATTGGACAGAAGAGGATTGGCAGAATTACGACAATCAATTTATGCAGGAGTTTGCTCAAAACCCAGGGCAGACAGTCTACGGGTTAGTAACAGACTTAATGGAACAATACCTTTCGCCTATCTATGATCACTTTCAGGCGCAGGAGCACGAACAGGCTATTGAGAATGAACTTAGCTTGCTTCTGACTGCTACTGACGAAACAGGACAGCCGCTATTCCCAGGCTGTGAAGAAATGGCGGATCAGATTGATGAGTACCTGGAAAAATATCCGCAGTTTCTGGAAGGTATTGCGCAGCAAGGGATGAGGCGGTCAAGTGGCGAGATTCAGGACGGCGACTATGGTTTATTGGATGTTCTCTATCGTGCTGTGAAAGCTGGCACGACAGAAGCACTAGGACAACAGGCGTATCAAACAGGGCTTCAGCAGGGGGCGCAGCAAGCGCAAATGAAAACCAAAGCTGGACTCCCGAAAGCTGGGGCGAAGAATGCAAACCCGAACCCAACACCTGAGGAAGAGGTGATCAATGGGATTATGTCTTTCAAAAAGGGCGGTATGTTTGGGTAATATTTTAGAAGGAGTGATAACCAATGGCTGTTGGTGCAACTAATACTATTCTGCAAGATCGTTTAGTAATTGACATGTCGGAGAAGATTGCGGAACTTGAACCTAATAAGTCACCGCTGATTACACTGACAAAGAAGATGAAGAAGGTTGAACCTGCTGACAATCCCGAGTTTCACTGGATGGAGCAGGACCCCGGGAACAGATGGACTGCTATTGCGAAGAAGGCATCCACTGGCTGGGTTGCTGCAGATACTGAACTTGTAGTGACCAATGTTGAGTATTTCCGTATCGGTGATTTGGTTAAGGTGCCATCTACCGGAGAGGTTATGTTGGTATCTGATATAACTGCGGCATCCAACAAAATCACGGTTGCACGTGCCTGGGGCAGCACTTCTGCACCCGCAAAGATGGGTGATACTGCCAATGTGCCGATTGTGATTATCGGTAATGCCAACGCTGAGGGTGCAAAACTGCGGGAGATCATGCTTAATGAGCCTGTGAAAAAGACCAACTATACGCAGATCATCCGTACCCCCGTAGGCGTGACAAATACTCTGCAGGCAACCAAGACTCATGGTCCCAGGGCAATGAATTGGTACAGGCATCTTGATGGGATCAACCATGCCGTGGACATGGAGCGTACAATGTGGTTCGGTGAAAAAGGGAAGGACACTGTTAGCGGAAAACCACGGCGTACCACAGGCGGGATTCTGGAATTTTTGACCGCCAATGTGCTTGACTGTTCAAGTGTTACGCTTACAGAACAATCGTTCTCAGAGTGGCTGGGAGACGTTTTCCGGTACGGTGCAAGTGAAAAGATTCTCTATGCTTGCTCAAAGCTCTGTACTGTCATCGACATGTGGGCACAAGCCAAGATCAAGACCGTGCCAAAGGAGAAAACCTACGGCGTGGCAATCAAAGAGTATGTGTCCACTCACGGAACCTTGTATGTAGTGAAGCATAAACTCTTTGAGGGTGCTATCTACGGCTCAATGGGCGTTATCCTGGATATGGACAATCTGAAATATCGGCCCTTAAAGGGCAGAGATACTAAACTGCTGACCAACCGCCAGGATAATGATGCAGATGAGCAGAAGGACGAATACCTGACCGAGTTTGGCGTTGAGGTTCGCTTGCCGAAAACACACGCCGTTATTAAGAACGTATCTTAATCAAACTATAAAGCCTGGGGCGTAAAAACCCCAGGCATTACCTTTTAGGAGGGAGAATTATGGCGAAGTTTATCAGTAAATATACAGATTACCAGGTGCTTATTAGGGCAACATATGTCGATGTGAAAAACGGTATTCCCATATTGAACCGTGGCGAAAAGGTTGTCTTTGAAAACAGTGAGTTTGCAACTGAGGACAAGAAAGCCATTGACATCCTACGAAAACATCCAGCTAACGGGATCGACTTCATCGAGGTTAAGGAGCCTGAAGGAGAGGAGCCAAAGAAACCGGCAGGAGATAAAAAGTCGGAGGTGAAATAATTGGGCAAGGTTTTTGGAACAAACGATATTTTAAATATGGTTTTTGATAATTCTGCAAATTCATTAAATTTTAAGTTGGTTATTACCGATATTCAGCCCGCTATCGCTGCCGTCCCTGCTCACTACGAGAGGAGTATCCCCTGGGCAAAAGCGAGTGCAAATACACTGCTGCAGTCACCGGATAGATTGACGGTCAACATAGGTGATTCTGGCTATATACTTCCAAGCCAGATCGATCTTAATCTGGCGGCAGCAACCAGCTGGGATACAGTTGCCGGAACAGACTATACCGTTGCCGCAAATAGGGCAGGGAAAGACTTTTATATCTATGCCTGCCAGCCTTCTGCAGGAAATGTGCCCAAGTTTGTACTTTCGGCCAACTCCACCGTGCCTGCCGGGTATACAGCAGTCAATTCACGCAAAATAGGCGGCTTCCACTGTCTGTGTGTTGATGCGGGGGATATTCCGGGGCATCCACTTTCAGGCTTTCTGGCAGGTGATATCCTTCCCGCTTCGATTTGGGATCTGAAGCATCGGCCTGTCTCCAGTCCTGAGGGGATGGTCTATTCCGAAGCGGCTAACATCTGGGTGGACATCTACCTGCAGAGCGGTACCGGTGCATCTACAGCCAGTGTGTATGGCGCAACTATCACTGATACTCGCAACTGGATGGATTTCGTAGATGATGCGGGCGCAGTGAGGAAACAGCTGCTGACTGACCTGGAATTCCAGCTTATTGCGGCAGGTTCAAATGAAAAAACCAATATCCAAGGCTCGGCCGATCCAGTCACGACCGGCGGGCATGTAGATACTACAGGCAGACGCATGATTTCCAATATTGGCTGCGAAGATTGTTGCGGAGTGATGTATCAGTGGTTGAACGAACAAAGCTACCGGTATGATGGTGGCAGTCACACTCACTCTGAAAACGCTGCTGAGTCGTATACCCAAAATGCTGAAACAGGTGCAGCAGACCCGGTACCGAGTTGGGCATGGTATACGTTACCGGGCAACAAGGGGTCGATATACAAGCAGGGTAGTTACGGCGATGTTAAACTGCTGGCGGGTGCGAATTGGTATGGCGGTTCGGATTCCGGGTCCCGGGCTCGGAGTGCGGCTTACTTTCGCTGGTTTGCGTCTTCGGCTTGCGGGTGTCGGCTGCGGTCGGAGCCACTAAAATCGTAACACGGAATTTTTAATATTGGCTGGTAGGTCTGCTGGCGGGTGCGAATTGGAATAACGGTTCGAATTCCAGGTCCCAGGCTCGGAATGCGAATAACTATCGCTGGTATGCGAATTCGAATAACGGGTGTCAGCTGCAGTCGGATACAGGATTTGAGGTAACTCCTGGCTGGACCTATCGGCCATGTCTCATGCAAAAATGGGGCAAAACACAAAAAAGGAGAATGGGGATAGCTAGTAGTTTCGGCGAAAGTTATTCTCATTAATAAATTATGAAGAGACACGGTAATTTATTTGAGCAAATTGTAGATCTAGATAATATTTACCTTGCATATCGAAAAGCCCGCAAAGGCAAGGGATGGCAGGATACAGTTAAAAGCTTTGAAAGAAATCTGGATGAAAACATCTTAAGTATTAGAGACAGTTTAATTAATAAAACATTTACAACTTCACCCTACAAGACAAAGACTATTTACGAACCTAAACAGCGGGTTGTTTACAAACTACCTTTCAATCCGGATCGCATTGTCCAGCATGCGCTTATGAACGTAATTGAGCCAATATGGGATAGGATGTTTATCTTCGATTCGTATGCATGTAGGCAAGGAAAAGGGATTCATGCCGGCAGCAAGCGGACAATGGAATTTGTAAGGAGAAACAGATACTGCTTAAAATGCGATGTTTCAAAGTTTTATCCGTCTGTAGTTCACGATATTCTATTTGAGATTGTTCAGAGGAAAATCAAGTGCAAGGGTACGCTATGGCTATTTGAGGATATAATCTACAGCTTCCCGGGCGGCAAGAATGTGCCTATTGGGAACTATACAAGTCAATGGCTGGGCAACTTATACCTCAATGAGCTAGACCAATTACTTAAACACCAGTATCACATTAGGGATTATATACGGTATTGTGATGATTTCCTGCTCTTCCATGATGATAAAAAGTATCTAGGTGATATGGCGAAGGTGATTGAGGCGTTTCTTGCGGAGCGGCTGCAGTTGCAGTTTAGCAAATGTGATCTGTTCCCCGTATCAAGGGGTGTTGATTTCTTAGGATACAGGCATTTTAAGGATTATATTCTGGTCAGGAAAAGTACGGCAAAAAGGGTTAAAAAGAGGTTAAAAAGACTGCCTGTGCTACTGGAAAAAGGGATAATCACGAAGGAGCAATACCGCTCATCGCTCGCATCAACAATGGGGTGGCTGAAGTGGGCGAACAGTTACAACCTTAGAGTTAGCCTAGAGATCGATAAATTAATGGAGGCTTGCAATGAATAAACCAAAACGATTCAGCGATTTTGCCGAAGAAGCAAGCCCAATGGACGGAAATCGCTATGTTTTGTTCACTGGTTCAAGTGTTTTGATTGAGCAGATGGAAAAGTATAAAGATGAAGTGCCGTTCTTGACAACCATCAAAAAGGTTGACAGATATTACACCTTTTCGTAAGGAGGGATTTCTGTGGTTGGGTTTCCTAAACACCTAAACACAAAGCAGGATTATCTGTATATAAAGGAACATTTTCCTGAGGAGCAGTGGCTGCCTGAGTTTCAGCGACTGTTGGATGATCGCATGGCATGGCTGAATGTAGGATTGCTAGCCAGTGCAGAAGAGGGCATAGTGGATGATACCCATAAGGTGGTTACCGTTGGCGGTGAGGATGAAGGTGTTCCGGTACAGTATTACCAGTATGAATACAAGGAAGATTCGAACTGTAAGCTGTTCCGGCTGGGGTTTACTGTGGCTGAGGTGGAAGAGGTTATTAAATTTTAAAGTAAAAGAGACTCTCTTTACTCCCACAGAAAGGGGGTATTTTTGTGTTTACGGTAAATGATTTAAGGGTTTTGGCAGAAGCAGAACTTGATGACCTGCTAGAGTATGATGATATTCTCCCGAACATCAATTCTGCTCTTGTCGAATTTGCTGATGATTACCGGAAAACCGAAACACAGACGATAAATGCAATGGCCGGAGAGTGGGTTGACAGGACAAGCGGACATCTTGCCATTGTTCGTGTTGCCCATGAGGGGCGGGGATATATGTTCGGTTTTGAGTTGTCCTTTGACGGCTCACAGATTCGGTTTTCTGATTCCGGCATATTTGAAGTAACTTCGATTGTTGCTCCTGAACCTGTGCTGTCTATGACAGACTTTATCCCTGTGCATGATGTTTTCCAGGTGGGGCTGTCCAGGTATCTGCAAGCCTGTTTCAAGCTCAAGGATAACGACCAAAACGATGATGGTATGAGGCTTAAAACGGAAGCCATGGCACTAATTAAGAGGGCAAGCAATCTCTTAGGCCAGGGTGACATCAGGCAGGGGCAGAGGGTGATGATAAGGCGATGAATCGACAGCAGCTAAAGGAACTTGCTGAAAGGTGCGGGCATGATCCT